GGTTCCGCAGGCGTGGGTGGCCGAGATCAGGGATGAGTTCTTCGGCGATGAGGGCAGCAACAATGAACTCGAAACGTTCAGGAGTGAAGCGGCTGCGTGGCTTGATGAATGGCGCAAATTGCAAGATGCACTCAAGCAGATGGATGCGCTTAGATTTCTTGGCCAAGGGCTGGACGATATGCGCAAGAAGATCGAGCGTGATCTTGTGGGTAAGGTGCGCAGCGGTTGACAGGTCCGGCGAACAGGATTAACTGTCAGCGTAGATATCGTCGCGAAATGCGACCGAAGAGCCCGCCAAGCGCGGGCCTTTTTGATTCTCCGGTGATTGATGGAAGCCAACACGGATCACGGTTCGGTTCTCGACGCTGACGAGTGCGCTATGATCACGATGAATGGCATGACCGAGATCGGGCTGATGCTGCCCGACACGGGAAGGTTGCCGGGCGGCGTGGTCCCCGACATGATGCTGTTTGTCACGGCTTGCGCGATCCGAGCGATGAAAGACCCATCTTTTATCGCGGAACAGCTTGAGTGGATGGCTTCTCAAAAGCCGAATTGATCGACATCCCAAGCATAGCGCTGAGGTAGCGAGCAAATCTCCCGCCACTGCGGGAAACGAGATGCGAGGCAGAGGCGGCAGTGCACCGGGCAGTGTGAGCGCCATGACAGCGAAAGTCCTCAAGTTCGATCCCGTCGTTGTAGGCGAGGGCTTTCGCTTCACAGCTTAGCGGCTTCGATAGCCTCTGCCATTTTTGTGCGCCAATCCTTGCCGGTAGCCTTGAAGCGTTCAACCGTATTCGGGTCCAGTCGAAGGGTGACGGCCTCTTTGGCGTTCTCAAGTCTAGGCCGGCCGCGCCCACGGCGAGCCTTGTCGAGCTCATCGAAGAATGCGGGTGGCAGAACTTCCTTAGCTGGACGCAGGTTCTTGATTTCCTCGGCTGTAAGCTCCGAGTTGTCGGAAACGGCGTCCCAATCCGCCTTGGTATAACCCTTCTCGGCGGCCTTCTTTGCATTGAATTGAATTGCCATCAGAGCAGATTCCTTTCCTTGGGCTTTGCGGGACGGAAGCTGATGATCGAAATCGCTTCGGTTCCAAGTTCCGCGTAGATCACGACGGCGGTCCCGTCTGCGAAGCGGCCGATAGCCTTGAACCGGTTGGTATGGCTCTTGGCGATCAGAGCCGTTTCCCAGCCGAAGAACACGACGTCAGCGAAGTCCATGCCGTGTTTGGCGATGTTGGCCTGTCGCTTCGGTTCGTCCCACACGATCTTCATGGATTATCCGTACACGGAAAATACGTGACGGTCAATAATATTCGTACACGGAAAATAGCCATGGCCGCATCCATCTCGACCATTCATGGCGGGCGAGCGCCTGACGAGCCGAGCGCCGATATCGTCGCGGAGCTTGAGCGGCTGTTGGACGAGGCCAAGAGCGGGCGCCTCATCGGCATTGCCTACGCCACCTACAGCCAGCAAGGCGTTCAAGGCACGGGATGGTCTGGCGAGGCTGGAACCCGTCACCCGCTCGGGACCGCGATCATGATGTTGTCACATCGCTATTCAACAGCGTTGCTGGAACCGAGGTAGAGGCACGACATGGCAGACGCACTCGCCCCGACCTCGTTCAGCATTGCGGACATCTACGCCGCGCTCGGCATCCCGATGAACGGGGATGACACGTCCTACTGGAACGGCCGCCAGCAGCAGGGCGTATCGCAGGAGAACGTTTCCACCGCGCTTCCGGCGATCAATTCGCAGTTCCAGCAGCTTCTCGGCCGCGACATGCAGGCGGGCGTTGCCCAACACCTCGATCCGATCCTCCAGAACCAGGGCATGCAGGCTGTCCGGCAGAACATCGCCGGCACCGACGAATACCTCAACCGCATGCTGAACAATCCGGGCCAGACGAACGTACCGGCATGGCAGCAGGCGGCGCGTCAGGGAACGATGCATCAGGCCATGATGCCGGGCAGCTTCTGGGATTACTCGAACCCGCTGCTTTCCAACCCCGCCGAGGCCGCGAACATCATGGGCTTCAAGGACGGCTCTATCAGCCAGATGCTCATGGACGCCTTCACCGATCCCGAATCCGATCTGCTCAAGCAACTGCTCGGAACGAAGGACGACAAGGACAAGAAGGCAGCCACTGGCGGCGGCCGTCCTCAGGGAAACCGCTTCGCGCCCAACCCTGAAGGCGAAACCTTCTTCGAGCGCGTGCGCGGGTACTGAAACCCGCAATCATCATCGCAGGGATAGCGCGACGGCGCGAAAACTGGCCCGCACCAGCCAGCTTCCCTGCGGTCCTCAATGGTGCTGACAGGTGCAGGGATGAAGGATCAGGTTTTGCGGTCTATGGCGACCGCGCCTCGGGATGGAACCATCATTATCGTGGTTGATGATGACTTCGGCGGGCTCCAGTTTATGTACTACGGTGAAGTTAACGGTCTTGGTCACTGGTATTGTGCGGCGGAAAACGAACCGTACGATCTATGCGACGGCTGTAAATTCTCCGGCTGGTTCACTGTCCCAGACGACATAGCATTGCGTGTAGCGGCGATGCGGCTGCGAGGCCTGACTCACTTCCTCCCGGAGCAATCCCGTGGCTGAGTACAAAGGCTATCTCGCGCCATGCCTGCCTGCCATCAAGCGCCTTCGGGCGGATCATATTGCGCCACGGTCAATCAGGGGAATACGGCGATTTGGCCTTCCTCCTAAGCGTTATACATGAGCCCCATCATGGCTGGTAAGCCAGGCAGCAGATGATATCGTCACATTATTCCGCTCTCTCTAACAGTGATATGGCTTCGATCATAGCGATAGTCTGTCCGCCAAGGGGGCTAAACGACGAAGATTGGAGCAAATACGCCGCTGTCTGCGCGCATATCGCCAAACGGTTTAAGCCGTTCTTCGGGAAGGAGCGCGAGCGACTGGCTGATGCTTCCACGCAGGCCAGAAGCATTGCGGCCTATGATGCGGTGCGGGCCATGGTTGAGCGGCGGGACAGGTTGTTCGCGAGGCTTTCGAAGGGCCGATAAGATGAGCGACGACGAGTCCCGAAATAACGGGGAGAATAGGCGCAAGCCTCAGCCTCCTGTCGAATTCCAATTCAAGCCGGGCAATCCGGGCCGCCCGAAAGGCGCGCGCAACCGGCTTGGAGAGCAGTTTCTCGAAGACCTCTTGGCCTCCTGGGAGACGGACGGACCAACGGCAATCAAGCGCGTGATCGAGAAGCGTCCGCAGGATTATCTCCGCGTCGTCGCCTCGATCCTGCCGAAGGACATCAACGTCAACGTGAACCAGATCGAGTCCATGACGGATGAGCAGCTTGTCGAACGCATCCGCAAGCTCGACGCCACCATTCGACCTTTCCTTGATGCTCAAGGAGCGGGTGGAACTGGCGGCGGAGATAAGCCGCAGACAGCGCACTAACCGGCTTCGGTTCTACAAGCCATATCCCAAGCAGCGCGAGTTCCATGCGGCGGGGTTGACGCATCGCGAGCGGCTGTTCGTTGCAGGCAACCAGTTGGGAAAGACGCTGGCAGGCGCGGCCGAAATGTCGATGCACCTCACGGGAGAGTATCCCGAGTGGTGGTCGGGCAGGCGTTTCGCCGACCCGATAATGGCCTTGTCCGGGTCGGAGTCCACGGAGCTGACGCGAGACGGCGTGCAGCGGCTACTTGTCGGCCCCCCGGATCGTGAAGAAGAATGGGGGACGGGATTTATACCGCAGGCTGCCATTGCCGACAGGGCGAGGCGGCAGGGCGTTCCAAACACGCTGGACAGCGTGACGGTCCGCCATATCTCCGGTGGTCTCTCGACGCTCTCGTTCAAGTCCTACGATCAGGGACGGACGAAGTGGCAGGCGGCGACGGTCGATTTCGTGTGGTTCGATGAGGAGCCGCCGGAGGATGTCTATTTCGAGGGCATAACCCGCACGAACGCGACGGGCGGCAGCATCATGGTCACCTTCACGCCTCTCAAGGGCATGTCGAAGGTGGTCCAGCGCTTCATGATGGAGCAGTCGGAAGACCGCGCGGTCACGACGATGACCATCGATGACGCGGAGCACTACACGCCGGAAGAACGGGCGAAGATCATCGCGTCCTATCCTCCGCATGAGCGGGAAGCGCGAACCAAGGGTGTACCGACGCTCGGTTCGGGGCGGGTGTTCCCAGTCCCCGAGGAACAGATCAACATCGATGCCTTTGCCATCCCGCATCATTGGCCGCGCATCGGAGCGATGGACTTCGGGTGGGACCATCCGTTCGCGGCGGTCGAACTGGCATGGGACCGTGACGCGGACGTGATCTACGTCACGAAGGCGTATCGGCAGAAGGAAGCAACGCCGGTCATACATGCCGCCGCGCTGAAGCCGTGGGGCGATCTGGTCTGGGCATGGCCGCATGACGGTTTGCAGCATGACAAGGGTTCGGGCGAGCAACTGGCATCGCAGTATCGAACTCAAGGGCTCGACATGATGCCCGAACGCGCGACGTTTGAAGACGGAACCAACGGCGTCGAGGCGGGCATCATGGAGATGCTGGACCGGATGCAATCGGGCCGCTGGAAGGTGTTTTCGCATCTCGTGGACTGGTTCGAGGAATTCCGCCTCTACCACCGCAAGGACGGGCTGATCGTGAAGTTGCAGGACGATCTGATGTCGGCCTCGCGATACGGGCTGATGATGAAACGCTTCGGCAAGGCCTCGGCCCAGTTCGTTCTCCCCGCGCGCAAGCCTCTCTCGATCGT